GCGATATGATGAAGATGAATCAATCAAAGGCGACGTAGAGATATTACCAAGAGGTGCAATTAATCTCGCAGTTAAAGAAACTGTTAACGTTCGTAGAATAGAATTTCTTAATGCAACTGCCAACGAAATCGACATGGATATTGTTGGTAAAGAAGGCCGTGCCTCGATACTTCGAGAAGTGGCTAAGAGTTTGCAAATGCCTGTGGATGAAATCGTTCCTTCTAGGGAAAAAGGTACTTATCTGCAAGAGTTGGCTGCGAAACAGCAGGTTGAGGCTCAACAAGCCCAACAGCCTCCGATGAAGAGCGGCACACCAACTCAACCAGATGGTAGCCCAAAAGGTGGAATGGATGGAAACACAGTTAACAACCGTAGCATTGGGAGTAAGTCATGATAAGACCAGACCTTAAAGTTGTTAATTCTCTAGCGACTGTTGAACGCCAACATACTGACATTGTAAAATGGTTAGAAGCATGGCGTAAACATGAGTTGGAGCAGCTACCAAATGTTACACAGAATGTGGCACTTGCACAGGGACGGTGTCAAATTCTAAACGAGTTAGTAGAACTCATTAAAAAGTCCCCAGAATATGCAGCAAAGTCATGAGACAGCTGTTAAATAACGCACACCAATAGGAGCGAAAACATTATGGCAATACCAAAGCAAGTTCAAAAACAATCTGAGGATGTACAAGCGTTGTACAAGGAACTCAATGGAGAAACAGAGAAGAATGCTAAAGAAGAAAGTGTAGAAGAAGTTGCACCAGAAGCTAAAGCTGAGACTGAGACTGAAGTACCCGTTGAAGAAACAACATCGACACCTTCCGACAGTGTAGAAGAACAAGCAACCAAATCTGATGCTGATGAGCACAGCACTTCAGATAGTAAACAGAATAAAGATGAATGGGAACAAAAGTACAGGACGTTACAAGGTATGTATAATAATGATGTTCCACGATTAAATTCGGAGAACAGAAATTTAAATAGCCGTGTAGCCCAACTAGAAACTTTGCTAGGAACAATTAATAAAGAAGAAAAAGCCGTTGAACCAACACCAGTTAAAAGTTTAATTACTGAAGACGATGTTAAAGAATATGGCGATTCTATAGATATTATGCGTAAAGCAGCAAAAGAAGAATTTGCACCAGAATTGGCTCGTGTAAATCAGTTGGAAGAAAACCTTAGACAGTTGCAGGCTGTAGTACCACAAGTACAGCAGTCTCAAAAATCGACTGAGGAAAAACAATTTTGGAATACGTTAACTCAAGAAGTACCTAATTGGAATGAAATTAATAGTAATCAAGACTTTCAGTCGTGGCTACTTGAAGTTGACCCTCTAACAGGTATTAATCGCCAAACCTATCTAGCGGATGCACAGCAAAAACTAGATGTTAATAGAGTGATTAAATTTTTTTCTACTTATGAACAGGCTACTGGTAATGCTAATGATGCTCGTGAAACCCGCAGTTCTAATTCAGAATTAGCAAAACAGGTTGCACCAGGACGAGGACGTTCTACAAAACCTACTGCTAGTGAAGGCAAAACATATTCTAGAGCTGACATTACAAAATTTTTTGAGGATGTTAGATTTGGTAAATATAAAGGCCGTGAAGATGAACGTGCAAAAAAAGAGCGTGACATTTTTGCTGCACAGCAAGAAGGTCGCATTGCGTAATTTAACAAACTAGGAGGCTATTATGGCTTTTGGAACATCACCAGGTAATCCAGCGTATACAGGAAACTTTATACCTGAGATTTGGTCTGGTAAGTTGATTGAGAATTTCTACGATGCTACGGTATTGGCAGCAATCTCAAACACTGACTACGAAGGAGATATAAGGTCTATGGGAGACACGGTCAATATCCGTACAACACCAGAGATTACTATCAAAACATACGTCAAGGGGCAAACGCTTGCGGTTGAAAACCCTGACAAAGCAAAACTACAACTTCTAATCGACAAAGGCGAGTATTTCGCATGTGTTGAAGACGACGTTGACCAAGTACAAACAGACATTGCTCTTATGGACACATGGTCTAAAGACGCTTCAGAGCGTATGAAGATTAAAATTGACCAAAGAGTATTGACTGACTTATTAACTGATGTAGCTGCTGCTAACAAAGGAGCAACTGCAGGTGCAATTTCTGCTGACCTTAATATTGGGGTTGCTAGTTCACCTATAGCTATTACTAAAAGTAATGCTATTGACCAAATAGTTAATATGGGTACTGTACTTGATGAGGCTAACTGTCCAGAGAGCGATAGATTTATCGTTATCCCTGCTAAGATGGCTGGTCACATTAAGTTATCTGACCTTAAAGATGCATCAATCACTGGGGATGGTTCATCTCCATTGAGAAATGGTCGTTTAGGAATGATAGATAGATTTACAGTCTATGTAAGTCACAACCTATACAAGAACGGAAGTGAGTTCAGCATTATTGCTGGTCACAAAATGGGGTTTACATTTGCGTCACAAATGACAAATATGGAAACAATTCGTTCAGAAACAACTTTCGGGAACATCATTAGAGGCCTACAAGTTTATGGATACAAAGTTGTAAAACCAGAAGCTTTATGCGTCGGTGTTGTTACCGTTTAACTTAGGAGACTAACATGGCTGCATATACAGACACGCATGGCTTTAATAAAGGTTCCGCGGCACACCCTGCTCAAGGAATTAATAGAGTCGGCTACATGGAAGTAAATTTAAACTTCGCTACCATAACTGCAGACAGAGCTACAGCAGGTGCTACGGCACTAGCGGCTGGAGACTCTATCGAAGTACTTAACATACCAGCGAACACTTTAGTGTTAGCGGTAGGTGCAACTACAGTAACTGCAGAAGGTGCGGCATCAACATTTGACATCGGTTTAACTGGTGGTGATGTTGATTTGTTTGTTGATGGAGGTGATGCTAACTCAGCAGGAACCACTTCATCAAACGGTGCAGGGCTAGATGGCGATAACCAAAGCCATTACTTTGCAGCTGCAGACACTATTGATATGCTTATTGGTGTATCTGGTGCTGTAACTGATAGTGCTGTAATTAAAGTGTGGGCAGTTGTTGTTGACTGTTCATAATAAAACATAGCAACGGTTGGGGGGTTTTCTTGTATTAGCCCCCCAACTATAACATAGGAGATAGAAATGGCAGGAAGATGGTTAAGAAATACGGTTGATGGGACAATTTATGGTTGGAATGAAATACTAGCCGAAAACCCTAAAACTGAAGAAGTTACTGAGGAACAAGCGTTTCCAGAAAAATTTATGACTAAAGAACAAAAAAGTCGTAAGTCAAAAGTTAAACTAGAAACAAAAAGCATTCCAGTTAAAAAAACATCTAAGGTAGAATTAGAAGAAGAAGTTACACGAAGTGTAGAAAAAAAGAGTAAAAGTAAAAAATGATTTTAAACGATGTAGTTACTGAAGTTAGACGAATGTTACAGGATGAAAATTCTCCGCAAAGATATTCTGATACAGTGCTTTTAGGATTTGCAAATCAAGCTTTAAGACGTATTGCAGTGCTTAGACCTGATTTGTTTGCTAAAGTATCAACAATGACTTGCACAACAAACGAAGCTATACAGTCAGCACCTACCGACTCATTGCGTATTATGGAAGTTTTTTCGGTAAGCGGTGGTAACGGATGTATAGAAGTAAATAGAGAATCGTTAGACCAGTCTTATCCTCAATGGATGAATGACACTGCATCAGCAGCAGTAAATTGGATGAGGCATACAAGAAATGCAAACAAATTTTTTATATACCCTAAAGCTCCATCTGGTCAAGTATTAGATATTGAATACTCACAAAGCCCTCCGACTTATGATGGGACTACAACAGTTGATTTATTATCGGATGCATATTTTCCAGTAGTAGTTGATGGAACTATATTTTTAGCTGAGTCAGTAGATAATGAGCATGTTAATTCAAATAGAGCGTCAATGTTTTATAAGTCAATGATAAATGCATTAGGATATAATGCTCAATCTAGACTCCTTACAGATACTGAAGATGGTGCATTACTTAGTAACAAACAACTACAAAAAGAGGATTTATCATAATGGCTACTAGAACATTTCTTGATATTGTAAACAGATTGTCGCCTAGTGTTCCAGGGTGTCCTACACCAATCATAGAGCAATACGTTCGTGATGCAGCGATTGAGACGTGTGAACGTACTCTTGCGTGGAGGTATGAACAACCACGAATACGTTTAGTTGTAGGTGCACATGACTATGCATACGAAAGTCCAAGTGATGCTGAAGTACATGCGTTTATTACAGCTACTGTAAATGATGAAAGATTAACACCTGTTACATTAGACAAATTATATGATTTATATCCTAAATGGCCTAACCAACCCACTACATCAAGAGCAAAACCTAGGCATATAGCACAATTAGACCCTGACCATTTTTCAGTAGCACCTATACCTGATGACACTGAAACGTATGATATGAGAATGATTGTATGCTTAAAGCCTTTAAGAACATCAACAGGTATGGATAAAACAGTTTTAGATGAATTAGAAAATGTTATTATGCATGGAGCACTACAACATTTACTGGTGTTACCAGATAGAAGTTGGAGTGATAGAGAATTAGCTTCGTATCATGCAAAGCAGTTTATATTTAAATTGCAAGAACGTAGAGCCAGAGCTAATTTAGGTGCGGGTAGGGCTTCAATGAGAGTTCAATCCCAAAGATTTTAACGAGGTAAGCTATGTCGGATGTAATAAAATTAGTTAAAGGAGATGAGTTACCGTTAATTATATTAACTTTAACTGATGATGTAGCTAACACAGCACTAGATTTATCGGCTGGGACTACTTCAGTAACTGTAAAATTTAAAGCTGTAGGTGGAACATCAGTGTTATCTACAATAAGTTGTGCAAAAACAACAGATGGCTCAGATGGTAAGATACAATTTAGTTTTTCAGGTGGTGTATTAGATGTTGATGAAGGTTCGTATGAAGGAGAGATTATAGTTAATTATAATGGTAGCTTACATACAGTATATGATTTATTAAAATTTAGAGTAAGGAGTAGTTTCTAGTGGCTAATATAAAACTTACATCAGCTTTAGCAGCAACAGCCATATCATTTACAGTAAGTGTTAGTAGCATTTCTTCAGCTGTATCTGGTGAAACAGAAGTTGTTGCATCTTCAGCTTTAGGAACAAGGATATCATTTAGCCATGAATTAATACCAACTAGAACTATAGCGGGTGTTTCGGTTAGTTTATCAGATTTAGTTACTTCAAAAAGTATTACACGTCCATTAACAGAAACACCATCTATAACAGAAAGCCCAGCTATAAATGTAAGCCAAGTTTCTACTGATTCATTTTCCGTATCAGATGCTCCAGTATTTAATCTTTCACAAGTTCTATCTGATACAGCTACTATTTCAGCAACACCAAGTAAAATATTTCAATCTGAAGTTGATTTTGATTTATCTGATTCTGATATAGACCCAGACCCAGTTACAGTGTCTGATAGTATTGTCGTTCAGTTTGAATATGATTTAGCAGACACACCATCTATAACAGATTCACCAGCATTAAACGTAACACCTGCAGGTAAATCAGATAGTATTTCTGTTTCAGATTCACCAGTGTTACAACCAAGTTTAGCACCAACAGACAGTGTTACCCTTGGGGACAGCGGTGGATTAGTAATCAATTACGTGTATACTGATGTAGATGACACTACATTAGGAGGACATACATTTAACGAAACTCCAATTAATCCTGGAGGGTATGAATAGAGGATAAATTATGATAAGTGATTTAATAAAAATTAAAGGTGATTTAAAAATTACAGTCACCAATCCAGAAGGTAAAATTAAACAGGAAGTAGAAGTTCCTAATTTAGTTGTTACTACAGGAAAAAACTTTATTGCATCTAGAATGAAAGATGCTACTGCTACTGCTATGACACATATGGCTATTGGTACAGGCAGCACTTCAGCAGCAGCTGGGAATACAGCTCTTGGCAGTGAAGCAGGACGAGTAGCACTTACGTCTACAACTGTTACTGATAATGCTGTAGCTTATGTTGCATCTTTTCCAGCAGGAACAGGCACTGGAGCAATAACTGAAGCAGGACTACTTAATGCAAGTTCAAGTGGAACTTTGCTATGTAGGACTGTATTTTCTGTAATTAATAAAGCTTCTGGGGATACATTAGGTATTACTTGGACTGTAACTGTAAGTTAATAAAAGGAGATTTGTTTAATGACCGTTCTATTTAAAAACAATGCTCATTCGACATTAGCTTCTAGCATTACGGATTCTGCTACAAGTATTACTCTTGCTTCAGGTCATGGAAATGCTAGGTTTCCAGTTACAGCAAGCCCAAATTATTTTTACGCAACTCTCATTGATGGTTCAAATAACTTAGAGGTTGTAAAATGTACTGCAAGGTCTAGTGATGTCCTTACAGTTGTTAGAGCTCAAGAAGGTACCTCGGCAAGAGCTTATTCTACAGGTGATAGAATAGAACTTAGAATTACAGCACAAGGTTTAGAAGATTTAAATGGTACCCGAGCTAGTGAATATAAATCAGATTGGGGTAGTTCATCAGCCCCTATAACTCATACTGTAACTGTTGGAACTAAAACAGGTGCACATCCGTATACAGGCGTAGGTTCTAGTAGTGCTTACTTTATAGATAACATAGAGTCACCTGTTTTAGCATTTGATGGTGCAGATACAGGCAAAACATATTACTACAGATTTGACCAATCAGATTCAAGTAACAGTGGACATCCATTATTATTTTATTTAAATGCTGCAAAAAGCACAGCTTATACAACTAATGTAACAACGAATGGTACACCTGGTAGTGCTGGAGCATATACTCAAATACAAGTAGATGAGTACACTCCAAACCTATTGTATTATCAATGTAGCAGTCATGCTCACATGGGTAATTACGTACATCATATTTCTAATATGATAAACAGTAATGGCGTGTTACTTAAAATGCCAACAGCAGATGGTTCTGCTGGGCAAATATTAAAAACTAATGGCTCTGGGGTATTGAGTTTTGTAGCAGCAGCAACAGCAACATACCCAACTGTTACAGGAGTAACTCCTTCAGCTACAGGTAATAGTGCGGGTAACCTTGTTATTGCGGGAACAAATTTTGTTATAGGGTGTCATGTAGAATTTATAAATTCATCTGGGGTTATAACGCTACCAAATAGTATTACAAGAGATTCGGCAACACAGATTACAGTTAATGCAACTTTATCTACAGATGGCACATACTTTATCAGAGTTGAGAATCCTGATGGATTAGCAGCTCGTAGCTCATCAGCAATACTTACAGTATCAGATGCCCCTACATGGTCTACATCTGCTGGAAGTCTTGGAAGTGTAGCGGCTGGAGCGTCAGTATCTTTAGACGTAGATGCTTCATCAGATTCAACAGTAGCGTTTAGTGAAACTACAAGTGTGCTAACCAGCAATACTGACACACCTGCAAGTACTATGAATTTAACTCTCAACTCGTCTACAGGTGCTATTACAGGCACAGCCCCTAGTGCAACAAGTCAAACAACTTATAACTTTACATTAAGGGCAACTGATGCAGAGAGTCAAACAGCAGACAGGGCATTTAGTATAACAGTAACAGTAGGAATGAACAATTCAGGACAATTTAACTAATGGCTAATTCATATTTAAGTAAAACACCAAATGCAAGTAACAGAAAAACTTATACAATTAGTTTATGGTTAAAGAGAAGTGCTTTAGGTGTTAGTTCTCCTT